CATCTCTATCTTTTAACTCAAGTGCCAAAGAGTGAAATGTTGCAATAGAGTTTGGATTCCAATTGCCTTTACGTTTAACAAAACAACCAGGGCACATATAAGAACAGCCCTCAAGTATTTCAAGATTGACTTGTATTTTATATTGACTCATGGATGATACAGCAGTAAACTCCTCAAGCTTATGGCCCTTGGCTACAATATTTTTCCATTCGTCATTTAACATTAATCAGTTTCCCACATTCGACAAGCAAAGTTAGGATTATCCGTTATTTCATGTGGCGGATAACCTTCTTGAATTAGCCAGTCTTTTAATCTAAAGTTCTTTCCTTCTTTTGGAATTAAAGGCAGCATCTTAGGAAAGCCATATCTCCATCCGTTAGGTGGATCAATCATTACTCTTTTAGGTTTAACTAACATATGAAATTTTCCTCAATCTTTCTAATTCTGGATCATCATCTTTGGTAACTAAAAATCTTTTTCTATAACCATTCTTATCGTTTTCAACAGAATAGCCATCCCATTCATACATAGTCTGAGCTGGTCCGTTATAGTTATGTATATTCCTTAGCATATTCTCTTTCGGAGCAATACATCTATCCACACCTAAGTAATCTCTTAATAATATAATCTTTCTGTTATAGCAAGATGTAAATAATGGACAGTTTTCACATTCTGTTCCCTTTGCTCTTTCTATCTGTGTATCTACATTTGTATATACATCGTCAAAGGATTCTATCTTAAACATAGGATCATAGATAGCCATATTTTCATACATAAATGGGCTTAGATACCAATCGCCTTTCTTATAGTTTAGAACCTGATAATTCATACCAGCGTGTGAATGATCTACCATGATATTGTTTAGTTTAGTATCAAGACTTAATACATTAAAGTATTCATTAAACTTATCTAGTGTTGCAAGAATAATATTAGGCTTATGTGATCTTGATACCGAAGGTACAAAGTCAAGAATTGTTTGAAACTTCTCTACTGCTTTATCATGTAGTGTAGTATAATCTAAACCATAATCTCTTATATTTACGACAAATGTATATGTAACCTCATGCTTTACATTTTGATCAATATAGTATAACATATCACTAATGTGTTGTAAATACTTTTCTTCAAAAAACTTGTAAGGATTTGTTGCAATACCAATTTCTATTTCTGTATCAAGATTAACATGTTCATTAATAAACTCAACAAATCTTTCTATATCTCCATCAATAAGTGTAGATACAAATGCAAGAATAGGTGAGTTTTCGTTAATGATATCCAGAAGATGTGGCATCACTTCATAGAAGTTTTCTGATGCAAGAAAGTCAGTTGGTCCAATAAGCATCTCATCAACCAAGATTCCCTGATCTGTTATGCTTCTTATAAAATCTTTTGCTTTATCTAACTGATGTTCATCACTAGCATTACCTCTGCGATGTACAAAACAACCAGGGCACTTATGATGGCAACCATCTAATACATCAAGCTGTATCTTTACTGCAGATACTGGCTTTGTCTGTGTCTCTGTGGTAAGTTCGTAATATAAATTGTTCTTAATGAGAGGCATGCATATATTCTTTCATCGCGACACACTGATCTATGTTCCGTGACTCCATATACATATGCACATTTCTTTCAGCACAACTCATCATAAATTCACAACCATTGCAGTCGTCTACTTGTTGAGCATATTCAATATTCTGATATAGTTTATTCTCATCCATAGTTGTTTCAAAGAATGGTGTTCTTTGTATAATAGCATCATATAGAAAAGGGTTAACATACAACTTACCATTATAGAAACTATAATTTTGGCAACCAAAACCATTAAACTTAGCATCAAAGAAAGTATAAAGATTTTGCCATTTAGGATCTATTTTTTGAGCAAGCATATCGTTGCGGAAGTTACTTAGATATTGTTCAACCTTACCTCTTGCATTTCTATCTGTAAGAAACGATGGAGTTATTACAACTGGAGCATTAAAGTCTTTGTATACTCTTTCACATAATTCATTATAACCAATTCGGTTGAATACATCCTTAGTATAATTTACTCTAAACTGTACAGAACCACTCTTAAACAGCTCGAGGTTTCTGTACCAATCGTCCAACTCATTGTCAAGGTACTTATTAACGTCTAAAACTATCTTAAAATCTATATCCGGAATACGTTTAATATGATAATACAGATCCCATATCTTTTTAAGTTTATAGTGTATAGAATCATAATCTTGTAAAAGTGTGGATGTATATCCAATTGCAGAAATCTCATAGAGTTTCTTCATATAAGGATGATTCATAATTTCATTAAAGTTCTGAGCATCAAAGATGTCAGTTGGTCCGATTACAATTTCGTCTGGATGGTAATCGCCTTTAACTAAAAGCTCATATAGATTTTTTAGTTGATCTGGATTAGTTAAGTTTTTACGAGGAATAAAACAACCAGGACACATCTGATCACAGCCATGGAGTATATCCAGATTTATTTCTGTTCTCAGAAAGTCCTGATTAATAGGGCTGTGTTCTGGATCATATGAATAATACCCAGCATATGAACCATTAAGTTGCACTCGCATTTAAAATAAAGTCCTCTGGGAAGAAAGATATAATCTGATCTGTCAATTTAGTTTCACACATAATAAAATAAAGATCCTTTCCAAAATACTTTGGAGAATCATTATATAGCTGTTTGTTGTATTCTACAGATAAGCCTTCCTTACTTAAAATAAGTAATAGAGCATCAAATCCAACAGTAAGCAGTCTAGCAATGTTAGGTCCACATGGAGGTGGAGCATCCGTAACTTCTACAAGGTCCAAAAAGTCAGTTAGATTTACTTCTTTTTCTTTAATCTCTGGTGGTAAACCATTATAGAATTTACTGAGAGCAAATGGTACACTAGATGCAACAGTGGCAACCAATTTATCCATAAGTTCTTCGTTTTGTTCATTAAACTTAATTAATCTTTCCATATCAAAGATAGGTAGAAGCTCTGCTTCCTGACCAAATATTTCGTGTTGGTATTTTACTTTAATAAGAAGAACAACAATACGAGCTAACAAGGGACAGTCTACCATAAAGTCAGATTGAATATATGCTTTAATTAGATCATCGTCAATTGCAGAGAAAGTTGTTTTAAAGTTAGTATTAGCAAGGTAGATAATAATATGCTGAGGTGATAACTTTTCTTTTGTTTTTTCATAGTCAACCCAAAGGATATAGTCCTCTATAGACTCCTTGTCTTTATATATTTGAACAAGGTGTTGAGGAGCTAAGGGTAACTCATAACATTGATTAATATCAAGCTCTTGCATAATAAAATTTTCCTTACAATGGATATTTGTGGATAAGATAGGGGATACGATTCTGTCTCTTTGAGAAGAATTGTACATCTGTATTTATCAACTTTAAATCAGCTGTTAAGTTATCCATATCAAAGTCGTTTTGTAGAACCTTACGAACAATAGGAAACACATTTTTAAATTCTGTGTATAGATCCATATATTCCCAGCCGTCTGCATCACTATCTGCTTTATCTTGGTGTGCTGCAATAAAGGCTGTATCATCTTTAACTAGATTCCACAATTCTTCTAACTTATAGAAAGCAGCTGTATAGTTACCTGCATTAGCTTTTGTAATATAACAGTCTGTAACCCAGGCTTTTTTATTAGTAGCATACGCAGAATTACGAGCAGTATTTGCATTCATCCAATCAATAACAGAAAGAATATATGCCATATAGTGTCGTCTTGATGTAAAGTGTTCCATAACATCCTGAGCCATTACAGACTGGTGTACAGTGAACTTTTCTTTGATTAAAGCTTGTACTGAAGCATTTCTATGGTTATCATTAAGCCAGAATAGTAAATCGTAGCTAAAGTTTTTACCATTCTGATATGTTACCACATAGGCACCACCATCTGAATCAGCACTACGATTAAGAATATTATCACAGAAATCTGAGATATCACCAAGGGTTTCAGAAGCTTGCATATATGTAAACATTACATCCATTGCAAGTGTAGCTTCAATAAAGTCTGCTGCCCATCCGTCAGTATCATCTGCTGAATCATACCAACCACATGCTTTTAATAGTCCTGCTGTATATTTTACATAAACAGTAAGCATATCCTCTTCAGTAGCAAATAAAAGTATTCTCTTATCACTATTCTGAATATATGAAATAGTGTTAACAGCATCCCACTCCATAAAGGTAATAAGATCAGGAGCATCTGTACGTTGCAATCTAGCAAGTTCAGTATACTGTCCTTCTGTTAATCTTGCACCACTTGATGGTTGAACAATCACAATATTTCTTGGCGTCTTAGTATGATAGTAAGAATTAAGTTCACCAATCACGGTTTCCAAATTGGTAACATTTGAAATATATTTTGTGTTGTTTAGATAGTATAAATTTTGACCAATCATCCCATTGCCCTTTCAGCATCATCGTTCCAAGTAAAGTCATATGGATTGTAGTGCTCAAGAATATCTTTATTAAGCACACACCCATCAATATTAAGTGAGTCTTGCGCCTCAAAGATAAGACGGCTAGCACAAGCAACAGCATATTGACAATCAGAACAGTCTTTTACTTTACTTGATTTATTTATCCCTTTAGTAACTAGCTCATTTTTTCTCTGAAGGATTTCTTCAAAGGTAAGCCCAGTCACATCTAGGTTTTTATTATCTAAGAAAAATGCTTGCTCATGCAGCATTACGTTTAGATGTGTTGTTGGTCCATTTTCTCCAGGTACAATAGTTAATCCAATAAAGTTAATTGAATTACAGTAAAGATTAGCCATAGACATTACTGTCTTATTAGCATTATCTTCATCAATTACTTTTCCAAGGAAATTATTCCAAGCAAACAAATTACTTCTTTTAATTAATTGACTACGCGCTCGAGAGAAAGCTGGATTCATCTCAACAATAGTATTATATTCATTTACTGATTTATCAATAATTCTATTATATGTTTCTTTATCAATCTTTTTACCAACAACATTTGATGCTTGAAGAGTCCAAGACCAATCCATTTGTTTAGGTGTATCGTTCTTAAAGAATTCAACTTTACGCATTACTTCATCAAAGTAATCGTCATCATCTAACATTTCACCTACTCTACCAATTGGCATAATAAATTCAATAATCATTTCTTTACGATACTTATCTTCATCATCAAGAATAGAGAAAATGTGCTCAAGTTTATCCATAGAAACTTTATCAAACTTAGCTGGTGCAGCAATACGTGCTCCAGTATGTTCTCTCATAATCTCTTGAACTACTGAGTTGTTTAATACGGATTCTGTATTTTCTGCTGTAAAGAAATCTGTTGGTCCGATAACAAATTCACGTAGGTTTAATCCAGTACGCTTTACTCCATCAGTAAGTTCTTTAGCTCTGTCAATGATCATTTGATTCATTGCTGGATCAATATTCTTATCAACGAAGCAACCCAAGCAGCCGTGATCACACCCTGCAAGAACCTCCATTTGAATGAGAACATCAAACTTTGTTGCATCAGACGGTGCTAGGCTTTCTGGCCCAGAATATCTCATCTGCTTACAATATGATTTTTGCATAGACATTAGCGTCTTCCCCTTGATGTGTGGCAGCTACTATGGCAACTATTATGACAAAGTAATGTACTCCACGATCTGTTACTTATTCTACCTTCAATTAAATCAACTGCACGTCTCACTCCATCTTCAATTGTATCTACAATATCTTGAGCATATACTCTTGATCCGGCTGAAACGCCGCCATCAATATAGTTATCAAATAATGTATTATTAGCATTCACATATTCATATCTTTGGTTTACAGTTGCATTAGCTGTAGGTCCGTTTTGTGAAGCCATTACAGCACCAGATATACTGTCCGTACCATAAACTCTAATATAAGCATTCACTGAATAGCTGATAGTTTTATCAAAACCTCTTAGCTGAGAACCACAATATGTTTGAATATAGCTGTCAACACTATCTCTTGACATATTACCCATTAGCGTCTACCTCTTGATGTGTGGCAACTACTGTGGCAACTATTGTGACATAATAAAGCACTGATTGATCTATTTGTTATTCTACCTTCGATTAAGGTAACTGTTCTATTTAATGTATTATTGATTGAGTCAATAACATCTTGACTATATATTCTTGAACCAGTAGCAATTCCGCTATCAAGATAATTTGCATATAATGTATTATTGGCGTTTACATATTCAAATCTATGGTTAAATCCACTAGATGATGTAGGTCCGTTTTGTGAAGCCATTACAGCACCGAATGTATTATCTGTACCATAAACTCTAATATAAGCAGTAACCGTAGTTGTTGCTGTTTTATCAAATGTTCTTAACTGCCCACCACACTGTGATTGTAAACTTGAGTTAAGTTGCGCATAGGTTGGCATTATACTTTAACCTCAACTATTCCTTCACCGTCCTCTAAAGCTACACCAATATAATGTAAGAAGTGTATTTCAGAAGCACGTTCGACAGTAACTGCTTTACATTTACCATTATCATCTGCTACTATATAGTCGCCTTTTTGAGCAGTACCATTTATCTTACAAGGAATACGTCCTTTCAGAGCAATAAAGGGCCATAGCGGATCCTCTTTATTTTCTTCAGATACGTTCATTCTAAGCCCAGGCAATGTAGATATAACACCTGCAACCGGCATACCTTTTTGCCAGATTGTAACTTCTTCATTACCGCCAATACCTAAAAGATCACCTGGTTCATATATCGTATCAGCTAAATATTTCTCCGCAAGGTCAGACCAGTTAGCAGATGCTGCAGTACCTTGATAGATACCTGAGTTATCAACATACGATACATCGGAGTTGTTTCTTCTAAACTGAACAATTCTGTTTGAAGATGAGTCTGCAACAATATACCATCTATTTGAGTGGTATTGAATTTTACCTTTTGTGCCTGGATCACCAGTCCAGTTAGATGAAGCATTAGAGAAAATGCCGATATTGGTAATATCAATGTTACTACCTCCAACATTCCCAGTATCACCTTTTTGACCTTTAGAGCCAGTGCTACCAGTAGAACCAGTTGAGCCTGTTGCACCTTTTTGGCCAACTTCACCCTTTTGACCTTTTTGGCCAGTTGAACCTGTGTTTCCTGTATTACCTTTCGCACCGGTTGAACCCGTGTTACCAGTCTGTCCTTTTTGTCCCTTAGCCCCAGTTGAACCTGTGTTTCCTACTTCGCCTTTTTGTCCCTTAGCCCCAGTTGAACCGGTTGAACCCGTGCTACCAGTCTGTCCTTTTTGACCTTTGGCTCCAGTGTCACCCGTTTGACCCTTCTGGCCTTTCTCACCTTTTTGGCCTTTGGCTCCAGTAGGTGCATCGGCAAATGTAGCAGCTCTCCATACCCCTTTAGCGGATTCAAATACCCATGTTACATTATTCGCTGTATGAGTGGCACCGTTTGCTGGTGAACTTGGAAAATTAATAGCAGCCATTTATTATGTGCCTCCTGCGCCGTATATGGTTTTGAGTGCTGTACCTGCTGAGTTGTACACTACAAAGGATACGACAGATTTTAATTCATTTGCGCCAACAGCATCATCTGCAAGTTTGACTTGTGTTACGGAATTAGATGCTAAATGTTCTGCATCTATAGATCCGGCTGCATAGTGTTCGGAGTTAATTACATCATTAGCAATCTTAGTACCATCAACGATGTCAGCTGCTAAGTGTACTCTATCAATAGAACCATCAACATAGTGTTGAGAATCAACAGAGTTATCAGCCAGTTTAGCTGCAGTGACTGAGTCATCAACAAGTTTGGCTCCTGTTATAGATCCGTCTGGAACAACTGCATTATTAAATTGTACCCACTGACTTGAAGTGCCATCATTATAGTAAATATATAGAGCACCAGTTTCCTCGTCCCACCAAAGATCACCGTCTACAGCTCCACCTGGAGCAGTTGTATTTGTGATAGATGATGCAGGTACACCTTTTTGTCCTTTAGCTCCACCGTCGCCTTTTTGACCTTTAGCACCAGTTCCACCAGTTCCACCGACTTCACCTTTTTGGCCTTTGACACCAGATGCACCAGAACCAGATTCACCAATCTCACCTTTTTGACCCTTTTGACCTTTTGCACCGGCAGCTCCATTAGAACCAGCTGCACCCTTGGCTCCGACTTCACCTTTTTGTCCTTTAGCACCGGCAGCTCCATTAGAACCAGCCGCACCTTTTTGACCAACTTCACCTTTTTGCCCTTTAGCACCTGCATCACCGTCAACACCAATAGAACCGGCTTGACCTTTTTGCCCTTTAGCACCAGTTCCACCCGCAGGTCCTTGCAAGGATGCATTAGTAATAGTTTGCTTTTCCCATGTACCTGCTGAGGCATCATATACCGGTATAAGGTCTGAACCTGTTGCATCAGTACCTGTAGAAAATGCTGTTAAAGCAGTCCCAACATTACCAGCATCAGTAACATCTGCTTGAGCTTCAATTAGATCAAGTTTATCACCATCTACAGATAAGTCTCTGCCATCAACAGTGCCTGTGGCTGTAATATTATTAATACCAGTTACATTATTGCTACCATCTTTTGATATAAGAGTACCAGATGTTGGTAGCGTGACTGATGTAGTACCAGTTGCTGTGAGTGTAGTTCCGTATGCACCAGATGTAGTAAGAGAACCACCAAGGGTTAAGTTACCTAATAGACTTAAAGTTCTATTAGCATTTTTTACATCAAAGGTTAATGTTCTATCAGCACTTGCGTTAACTGAACTGTTTGCTGCAAGTAAAAGTTCATAGCTTGCTACAGTAGCATCTCTAAGTGAGAATGTACTAATATCATTAATTGCACCAGAGTTGATATCAACTGTATTAAGAACAGGAGAAGTCAGTGTCTTGTTAGTAAGTGTCTCAGTACCAATTAATGTTGTGAAAGAGTTACCGCCACTCAGAGCTGCATTCCACTGACCAATAGTACCAGTCAAACTATTGTTTGTAAGGTTAATTGTTTTATTAGTAAGTGTTTGAGACCCTGTAAGAGTAGCAGCAACAGCTGAGTCTAATCTAAGTTGAACATCTGCATTATTAGTACCAGAGTTGAGAACTGTAATACCTGCATCAGATCCTTTACCAGCAATAGTCGCAACAAAATCACCCATGGTACCGGAGTCCATAGCAATGTTTGTTTCTCTAATAATAGCAAGAACATCTGCAGAGTCGGTTTGTGCTGCCAACCCTAGGCTAATATTTAGATGATCACTTAGCTTTTGTACCATTAGTTTTTATTTCCTATTAAGCCTGCGCTTCAGACCAACGAAGCTGAATAGACGCTTTAACATCACCAGATAAACAGAATGCATTCACAGCCAAGATGTCTGGGCCATCTGGGAATTTATAATCACCTCCGAGAGGAGCACCTGATAATTCTTTAAGCTGATCAATATCAGCAGAAGTAACAAGTGAATCTGCTCTTGATGTCGCAGCAATGAATGAGAAGATACGTTCTCCTGGTTGCGCATATGAGCCAGTGCTCCATGTAATATCACCTTTGTTTGCAACTTGAGCAAAGCTAGGCTGGCCACCTTCTGTAGTACCTGAGAGTGATTTCCATGTAGCATCTTGGAAGTTCTTAGGATTAATAATCCCTTGAATATGAACCTCACCTGATGATGATGAACCACGCCCACAAACAACAGCACATTCTTTAAGGAGTAGCTGTGATCTGTTAAGAAGATCCTTAGCTCCAAGTCTACCAACTGATGAGTTAGATACAGAAGGTGCAAGTCTAAGCACAAAAGATGTGATAGGAGTTGTAACAATCTGATCTGATCCAGAGTTGTGTGAGTTAGAGTAGTTGAAGATATAACCACGGTCGAAGTCAAAGTCTCCATCAATGACTAGGGCAGATCCCCAGTGGGATAGTGTCGGAGAACAAGTGTTTGAAATCTCAATGATACCTGTCTTATTACTATGTGTTGCAGCTGAACCAGCAGTGAGGTTATTTGTAGTACCTTGCTGATACTGAGTAAGAGTAGCTGATCTTGTACAACCTGTAAAGTTACCAGCTCCTGTAGTTACTGATCTACCTGTATATGATATAATCTCGTTATCAATCATAAGTGTACCAGCATCATCAAATTCGCCTAACTCAGCAGCTGGAATAGTAGTAGTTGAGTTATTAACTGTTGCAGTTAGGTGTGTAATAGGTGAGTCATTCTCAATAGAATATCTCACTGGAAGGTTACCAGACCGCATAAATGCTTCGTTATTAATGTTGTTGTTCTTCATTCTGTGAACCATATTCCAGTGTCCATCTGATCCACGAATCATAAAGTCGATGAATCCAGCTCCATACCATGAGTATTGGAAACCAACCATCTGCATTTTATTAACATCTAAATTATGCATTGACTGGTTATGAATACCAGTGCCATCCATTCTATCAATATTCCAACGGCTTTGTGGAACTTTAATATCTGTAATAAGGTTACCTTTAATACCAGAGGCTGTAATACCACGATAGTCAGGAGTCACAAACATAGAAGTATCGGAAGCAACTTGAGTCACAAAGTGAATCATACCACGGATTGAAATTCTATCTCCAGCTTTACATTGTTCAGTAAGTCTAGTATTGGATCCTGTAATTGCACTTCCGTTAGCAGTAACTCCTAATGTACCAGTGATCTGTTGAGTTGAGGTACGTTTACAAGCATATACTTGTTTACCATCAAACTCATAGAAAATTCCGTTAACATCATCAAACATGCCTGCACGAACAGCTGCACCTCGCCACTCAGTAACATACATTGTAGCAACTCTTTTGAGTACCGGATCTGTTGCTCCTAGAGTTTGTGTTGCCGCTACTTTATAAACATAGTCATCTACGATAGAGTCAACTGTGTATGTTCCTTCATATCCAGATGTCTCAATACCTTCTAGTCTAACTTTAGCACCAGGTTGTAGACCATGGTCAATCTCATCAGTACCGATTGTAATCAAAGATCCTACAGAAGTACCAGCTGCAGATATAGACCTAATATCATAGTTAGGAGCAAAGAGTGTACCAGTTGAGAATAGGAAGCCTTTACCAGACTGATATCTAAAATACCTTTTACTCACACGAACAACAGAAGCTGCATATGTAGGTGTTTTTGTTTGTAGAATAACACCACCATCTGCTGGTCTATGCAAAATTGTAGCATTAGAAAGAGCATATAAAGTAATAGTTGCTGGGCTACTTACCACTGCACCTGATCTGGCAGCAAATGTAAGAGATGTGAGTGACGGAGTTGATTTAATAAAGAAAGGTCCTGATGCATAGTCTCTATTAGTACCCGATCCAACTTCAACGTGAATGTTTGTGCCTGGGATAAGTCCGTGAGGGTTAGTAAAGTTTAGAGTAATTACACTTGGGTTAGCACCATTAGATGTAGCACTAGCAACTGGAATAGAAGCCCCCGCATAGATACCACCAACTCTTGTTAATGTTTCTTCTGTATGTAATGATTGTCCATTTGACGAACCAACAATACCACGAGCATAGTATTTTAACCTCGTTGTATTAACAATTGTTTCAACAAGGAATGAACCATCTGCACGGGAGAAACCTGCAACACCAGCATCTAACCCTGATACGTTAACAACATCACCAACTGATAGACCGTGGGCTGATTCAAAGGTAACTGTAATTAAAGAGTTTGTAGCTGAACCAGAATTGTAGTTTGTCGTTACAGCAGTAGTATTAATATCAATACCTTCATTCTGATAAACTGATGGGTAACCTTTAACAGTACCATAGCCAGCCCATTTAGTAGGCTGCAATCCATACTCAAAGTCAGCATCAATCATTGACTCTGGTAAGGATACTCTCATACGTTCAATAGCATCTGTACCAAATGCATAAGGTCTGATAGTTGTATCACCTTGTGGATCTTCTACAAAGATTTGCAGAAGATCAGTTGATGCCATACCTGTAGTAGCTTTAGCTAGTGTAAGTGTAGTAAAACCATTTTCTCTGGTTACGATTGTAGGCCAATGCCCATCATCTGCGCTATTTGCAGATGTTACTACAGCAGTTGTACCGGCATGTTCAGCACCAGCAAAGTTGTAAATAACCACATTGTCGGTTACGTTAGTAATGATTAGGAATTGGTCCAAAGTATAAGTCCCTGGAATTTCAATTGTACCTGCTCCGGCACCTCCAGGTGTAAATACATAATCACGAATTAATTGTTTTCCCATTGTCTATCCTAAAGCTATTGCGTATGCTATCGCATTTTGATTAAGTGTGTCGGAATCTGCATTTACTCCAGCGGCACCTTGAAGACCAGTTGGTCCTCTTTGTCCTATAGCCGCAAATACGTTCCATGTATTATTTATAAAGATAAAATCGACGGTGTTCTGACCAAGGTCAAGTCGGAAGTTATCTGCATTCCCTTCAATTGTTTGCCCATTTCTTGCAACATCTAAGTAGTTTGTTGCATTCCAATTAGCTATATCTATAAAGTGAATAGTATTACCTGTTGCAGGGCTAGCTGGTAGAGTTACAGTAAAAGCCCCACCAGAAGTATCAATTGCTAATCTATCTCCTGCCACTGCAGTATAGTTACTTGTCTTTACTTTGTAATCTGATTGGAAAGCAGAGAAGTCTGAGTCAAAACCTAAGTATTGTCCACGAAGTGCCCCAAAGTTCCAAGTACCTAATTCAAAACTACTATGTCCTACATCAATAGTTTGATCGGATACTGATGAATCTAACCCATCTTGTATAAGGTTTTCAAAAGCATAGAACTCGCCGTTAGATGCATCTCTAATAAATCCAGCTCGTCTGATAGTTGTTCCACCATCATCAGAATATCTACCAACAAGACCAATATCAACAGCATCTGTTGAGTTGGAGTCAGCAAGTTTGATCATTGCATTGGTAACTCTAAGATCAGTTACCTGATTGTTAATCTGATCACCACCAACAACAAGGTCACCAGATACATTCAAGTTACCAGAGATAGTTGATCCACCGGCAAAAGTAACTACTGATGATGTACTAACATCTTGACCAATAGCAATAGAACCACCGGTAATAGTAACACCAGTACCACCTGAGAAGTGAGCCCTTGTGTCTGATGCAACAGGTCCTTGATATGTAATTGTACCATTAGAAGCATTATAACTAAGAGAACCATCACCACCAGCATCAGTTACAGTTATTGCATTCTTTGCATCTGAATCTGCTCTTGCTGTAGTATAGTAAAGATTGCCACCTTCGGTTAGATTGCCTGTATTTTTAGTTGCTAATCTAGCATCAAAGTCAGAATCAACTCTTGTAGACGTATAATACTTATTTGTACCTTCTGAAAGGCCACCAGTATTATGATTTGATAATGTAGAAACTTGGCCAGTTACGTTACCAATAAAGTTACCTTGAGCCTGGACGTTACCAGATGTAATGATCTCAGAAGCACGGATATCACCAGATACACCAACACCACCAGCAACAACCAAAGCACCAGTTGTTTTGTTAGTAGATTGTATGTTTGATGGAATATCAACAATACCTGTTGAGTCAATAGAGAATAGTGTAGTACCATTTGAAAGATCATAATTGGCACCAATATCTCTTTTAATTTTAAAGTTTGTTGCATTACCTTCATAACCAATAATAAAGTCATTAGCTGCTTGTACACCAGAGATGCCAATTGCATGATTAAACTGATCATTTTTACCAAGAGAAACAATTGTATCTCTGGACGAGTCACCACCAAAGTGATATACAGTATGATTAGAGTCGCCAAATGATGCTTCTGTATTAAATGATATACCAGAATACTCATGCATATGCATTGTAGATTGGTTACCAGCACTATCCCTAAATACAGGTGAGCTAATATTTGGAGAAGTAATAGTTTTATTAGTAAGAGTTTGTGTGCCAGTTATTGTGGCATAGTCTTTAGCAAGTAAGTCTAGCCTATCACTATCCATAACTGCAACTACTCGAGCATCTGCTCTTGCATTAGTATAATATAGATTAGAACCTTCGGCTAAATTACCCGTATTCTTAATACCAAGCCTTATATCAAAGTCACTATCGTGTCTAGCGCCAGTATAATATCTATTAGTACCTTCAGAAAGGTCTGATGTTGATTTATTACCAAAGTCTGTAGTAAAATTTGAAGTTTTATATGTTGTTACATCAAAAGTACCAGTAGAAGAATCAAAAGAAATATCACCAGTAGCATGAAGATGAGCAACAACATCTGCTCTTACAGGTCCTTGATATGAAATAACACCAGTTGATGCATTATAACCTAAAGAACCATCTCCACCATTATCACTAACAGAAATAGCATTTCTAGCACCAGCGGTAATTCCTGTAAGACCTTCATCGATCCGACCTTGAACACCAGCGGAATCAAGAAATCTTAGAATAGAATTATTAGCAGCTTTATAATAGATGTTACCATCTGCATAGTTTACGGCTAATTCACCATATTCTAAATCAGAGCTATCTGGAATCCTGTTTTGAACAGAACTCTTTTTATGTATTAATTTTACTGCCATAATGACCCTTAAAAAAGATTATAACTGAATTAAAAAACTCAGTGTGATATTATCACTTGTATTTAGTATGTTCCGCCATTAACCTCATGTATGATAACTTCACCAGCACCGTCAACTGTAAAATAATCTGAGCTGAAGCTTGCAACTCCTGGATTAGAAGATGTGGCTAATTCAGCTGAGAATGTAAGGGTATTCGCTGTGTCATCATATACAATGTCTAAACCTTCACCAACTTGAATAAGATTGTTTAGTCTATCATCAATGCGCTCATTAGTTCCTACTCCATCAATCTTAAAGTCTAGTCCACTTGGAAGATTAATTGATCTATTGAAATCCCAGTTATCTGTACCAGCATTCCATAGAATATTTGCACCAGCTGTAGATACTTCGATACCAGAACCAGTAGCAGCAGCTGAGTCAGCAGCTCCGTCAGCAAGAACAATAGTTTTATCATCAACAGTCATAGTTGTTGAGTTAATGATTGTTTGAGTACCGTCTACTTGTAGATCACCACGGATAATAACTTTACCTTGAACAGCCATGTTGTTACCAGGATCAAGCCACATAAGAGCATTATCGGAGTCTGTTGTAGATAGAATGTTACCATTTAATCTAACATTATCTACATCTAATTGTGTCAACCCAGCAAGATCAGTAACTGTAGCACCTGGATTTAGTCCTGTTGAACCAAGAGTTGTTTCCGAAACTGTAATTGCACCATTAGTGTTACCAAAGTCTGTAGCATCAAAAGATGCAACACCTTTATTAGTATCAGTAGCAGTTTCTGCAGCAATTGTGAAAAGAGAACCAGATGCAGTAACATCGATTCCTTCCATACCTTTAATATTAAGTGTATCTGAACCTAGAGCAATTGAGCCAGTAGATGAGGAATCACCAGCAACATTAAGAGTTGTTGATACAGAGACTGAACCAGCTGCAGTAAGTCTACCTTGATCATCTACAGTAAATGTAGGAATAGCTGTTCCACTACCATATGAACCAGATGTTACGGAAGTGTTATCAAGAGCCATTGCAACTTGATTAGATGATACTGTAGCAGTTAAGCCAATACCACCAGCAAAAGTAAGAGTTTCGGTATCAAGATCAATAATATCTGAATCCGAACCAGCTTTATATTTAAGGAAAGCAGCTGTAGCTTTAGCATCTACATAACCTTTAGTTGCAGCATGAGCTGAATCCGTAGGTGTTGCTAGGTCGATAATATTAGTAAAACTTACATCAATAAGACCATCGCCGTTTGGTGTAAGAACAATATTACCATTAGTATCTGTTGAACTAATTGTATTACCATCGATAGTAATATTATCAACAAGTAATTCGTTAATCTTTTTATTTGCGTCTACAAGTAATGCAGAGTTAGCAGTCAGAGTACCTTTAGCATGATCTAATTGCTGTGTAAAAAACTTACCACCAATGACTTCATGATTGGCAGCATCTCCGCCTGTTTCTGTTCCATGTCCAAAATAGAGACGATCACCACCATTGGAACCGTTATCTGCTAAGGACGAATATGCCATTTCGCCGGCGGCTAACGTTGCTGGATTGCCTGACGTAGCACTGCGTTTTAATCGTATTATTGATGCCATCAGTATTGGCCTCCATTAAAGTTAGTATTTTCTAATTCTTGCTCGGCTTCAAATTTGCCGGACGTTTCATTATATACTAAGACAGAGCCAGTTACAGCACCGGTGGTATCAACTCCACCTAAACTTGAGACATTAAAAGCACCAGATGCAACCCGTCTAATGGGTGTACCTACTACTATCTTTTTTATTTGTGTTGTAGAACCAGCAACCTTTACTGATCCAACTGTTCCGCTAAAACCTACTCTTGACGCCATTTATACTACCTCGTAACAGATGGGGATACTGCAATTCTACCTTCAAGCACTCGCTCTATGATAGTATTAGAATCACTGTCTGAGTATGCCATTTCTACATCATATACATATCTTCCTGCTTTTAATAAATCTGTTTGTGAATTGGTAAGACTTAGAGTAACAATACCATCAGTCGGCGGCGTCATAACCGCAGTAACAAAATCTGTTGTATCAGCACTATCACTGTTAAAATTTTTCTTCATTTTAGCAGATATTAAATGATTTGTTAAATTTTTTGCTGAGCCATCTGTATTAACCAGATAGAGTTGAATGGCAACATCCGCGCCTTGATCAATAGTAAATGTTTCTTCCTGTGCCATGTTTTCCCATATTCATCAACTGTGTTATTAGTGTTATTTATAAAGATTTTGCACTCTAAAAAAAGTTAAATTAAGGGTTTACATTCCCGCAAAATGTGTTATAATAATACTGTAAGTATTTATAAGGGTAGTGGTAACTCCAATAGATACCCTTTTAAATCATTTACTGATGATGCATGGGTAACATATGTCTGAGGACCATTATAGGTTTTATTAAAATCATATTGACATATTGTAGAGAATCCATTACCCATAACGGCGCCCCATGCGCTACCTGGCATGCCTTCACCCTCAAGCGAATCTGGAAAAACGTGACCTGTAGGATGCCCATAACATATTGTAGGACAGTTAATAAGTGCTGCAGTATAATAACTGCCGCCCATATATGTGTAGTGCTTCTCAGAATGTATAAGAGTATCAATTAGTTCACTAGGGTGCATTTCGTAGTCAACTATCTTAACTGGATAATCAGAATACTGTTCTATATTTTCTATTATATCTAGTTGACCAGATTTTTCAGCCATTCTTCTATGATAATTATATCCGCCTTTTGAATTCTTATATTTCTGGAGAGTAATGTAACCACCTCCACCTACCCATTGTTTCTTAAATGGCCAAATACATTGTGCATTCCATGGAGAAGTTACATTACAAGTTTCTTCATAAAATTCTACAATCCATTCTACACCACAAGAAGGTTCTTCAAAGTTATCCATAAACCATCTAAGTTGTTCGTCAAAAGAATATTTATGGTTAGGTGTATGATAACAACCTTTATAAAATATAGGCACAAATACCTTTATAGTTACCTTATCTGTTATAAGACCTTCTTCGCACATACTTTGAATCCGCCATAACACATGGCAGAATTGGCTCATAATAGTCGCATGAGCCTGAACTGTTCTTTCATCAAATTTTATATAGAACATGATTTTTGTATGTCTCGTTCTCAATCTTTGTAGGATCGACTAAGAAATAATTATATGTAAACCTCATATTATCATCTGATTTATAATCGTGCCAAGTAACATTTGTTTCTCCACAAAAAACCATTAGTCTGTTAGGTTTCCATTCAACAGTTTCTTCATTACCATCAATATAGAATGTAGTGCCTGGTGCCTTTTCTGGTCCGATATAAACAATGGCAGACATAATCTTAAACTCTGCTTCATCATGTATTCTGTGATGGTAATTAGGAGGAGTTGCAGCAGTATGAATAAACTTAGCTAGTTTATCATAATTTCTTTTATGACTAAACAGATAGATAAGTTCTGCAATTTCAGGAGTAGGATCATAATCAAACATAGTTCTCTTTACATCAGATCCAGTTTTAGCACTTTGATACATTTTATATAACATATCATATACGTTTTTATCTAAGTAATCATCTATTATAATGCGTTCCATAATTCCTTCAATCTCAATGTTTCTTCATTTTTTATTTTTAGCCAATCTTTATCACGATCTGATATACTAATCTTGCAGTAATCATCTAGGTCCACAGCCCATATTTTATTATCTTTATCAACTATAAAATTTGAGAACTGATAGTCATGAAAACTATAATCACCTTTATGCATTACAACATCGTTCCAAAGATAGTTCATATGAGATAAATCTATATATCTACCTTTGATATACTCTGATATAATTGTAAGAGAGTGTCCAGAAACTTCATATCTAAACCAAGGTATGTTAATAAATTCAAATTTGTCTTTATGCAATCTTTCTAAATTTTTAACAGTCTCGACAGGGCTATCTTTATATTCAATTGTTTTAACAATATGAAAGTCGGTAATCCTAGTTCTTTTTTTATCTATGTTCATTTTCTATATTGTTCCATTGTAAAAGAAGAACCAGTGAGTGTATTATAGTCAGCATCAAAATTCGACCAAACCAAAGCCTCTGGTGCATCATATAACATGTCGCAGTTCTTACAATAATCTATAGAATCAAATTCATGCATCTCATGTGCTTTTCTTAGTTTATTGTATTCATCTCCATACCATACTTCCTCAATAGTCTGGTGTGATAAGTGTCCTAATACTCCTTTACTATCTTGACCTAAAACCATACAGCAAGGAACAACAGCACCAGTCATACCACCATTACCACCTGCTCTTACAATCAGATCAGGAGAGAAAGGTCTACCACAGCTACGTTTCTTTTTACCTATTCTCCAATCAACGCCAAGTTGACCAGACCAGTTATGCATTTTCCATATAGAAGCCTTAACCCCAGGAACATGTTTAATCCAGTTACATATGTATTCACTAGCCTCATAGTTTACGTTGTCGTTATCTAAGATTAAATGATAAGAACCCATATTACCACCATATTCAATGGCAGCATTTGTATTATCCATTACTTCATAGAAAGCATCTTTACTCATTTGTTCTTTATATAATCTAGGATTATAGCCCGTAACAGAAACTCTAGCAAAGTGCATACCAGCATCAATGGTTCTTTTCATAAGATCATCTTTAAACCAGAAGCCGTTAGTGATAAAGGACATTTTAAATCCTCTATCAGTACCAGCTTTTACAAAGTCAGGTAATTTCTTATTCATGGTTGGCTCACCAGAACCTTCAAGATATATCTCTTCACATTCTGTATCTGTTAATTGATCTAACATATCAACAAACATCTTATAGTTCATCATTCTTTTAAATGATTTTTCTCTGCCACCTTCAAAAGAATGTGGACAGAAGGTACACGTATAGTTACATGAACCACATATCTCTATTACTGCTTTTTTAATCATGTTATAAATACCTCTGGATAATTATTTATAGGTGAATTAAATGAAGCCCATTGACTCAGATATACTAGATGTAATAGAAAATAATATGAAACGAGGTGGACCGGGAGATAAAACCAAACCTGGTGAATATGATACTACTGCATGGTTTCATAAGACAAGTAAATCTATTGAAAAGAGTATGGAAGATCCTAGCTCAATTACAGCTCAAACTAAAAATCAGAACATTTGGTTTTGTTCTATTCCTTGGACTCAAGTTTATTCAGAAATAAATGGTAACTATCAAGCTTGTTGTTTTGGCTCAGATTCCCGTGTAAGTATTGATGATGTATCTCTTCAAGATTGGATGGAAAATAGTGAATACATGAATAGCATTCGCCGCGAAATGTTAGATCCAAATTCAGACTACAAGGCTGTTGAAACAATATGCGAAAGATGTAGATCAGATGAAAGGCGATACGGTCGATCTCGAAGAACTAATTGTATGAAAATGCATACTAATGATCCTGTATTCTGGGATGGTATAGAACGAACTGCAAGATTTTTTAGAGAAACTGGTGAATATTATTTTGATGAAAGAATATGTGAAATACAATTAAAAATCTTTGGCTCTGAATGTAACCTTGATTGCCATATGTGTATGCATGCTAACTCTACCATGCGGTGGGATATGGCTGTAAAAAAAGGTGTTTGGAATGAAGAGTTATTTGGACCAATGGATAACAATAGAATTGAATATGTAAATAATGCCTTAAAAGATAGATCAGTTGGTATGTTAGAGCAAATAAAAAAGTTGGCTCCATATGCAAGAAGTATTAAAATCATTGGTGGTGAACCTCTTATAATGAAAAGGCAATATGAATTATTAGATGCCTTAATTGAATGTGATGAAGCAAAAAATATTATCATTAAGTATCAAACCAATTTTACAAAAATGAAAGCTGGAAGACATAATATTTTTGATTATATTCCTAAGTTTAAAAAAGTTGCAATGGTAGCATCTATTGATGGTGTTGGTAGAGATATTGAATATATGCGAAGAAGAACAGATTGGGATGAGGTAGAAAAGAATATAGATATTTGTAATGAATATGATAATACTGTTGTGGATTTTAATGGTTTGGTATCATTTCTAAGTGTGATGAGATTTCATAAAGTCATTGACTACTGTAAAGATAATCCTAAAATCCACCAAATTAATTGGGCTATGATTGAAAGACCTAAAGGTTTAAGAGTAAATAATCTACCGTATAAAATTAAGAATAAACTTATACCTTTGTATAAGGACTGGCCAGATATTCAAGCAGCTCTTGAAAGGCCACCTGAGAATGATTGTAATATACAAGATGTTTTGAAATATCTTTTAAAACAAGATGAGGCTTATGTTGGTACTAGATGGGAAATGCATTTATTTGAAGAATTTCCTGAACTTGAAGAATTTTGGGAGGGTTAGATGAAACTAACTTATGGAAATCAAACTATTGATTTATTTGACAAGGGCATACCTAAACAGGTATTATTGTCACTATCGGGTGGATTAGATTCAGCATCTTTACTGTATTTAATTCTTAAATTCTTTCCTGAAGTTGAAGTAATTCCTTTTACGGGAAGAGATAAGACAGCTCCTATGGATTATGAGTGTACACTTGACATACTTCAGCTTATGAGAGAAATTTTTCCTAATGGTAAACTAGCTGAGCAAGATGTATATCCATTTGATATTATGGATCCCGAATGGAGACAAAGGGCAGAGGATGAATGGGAATCAGAAAAAGTAACAATGCCGGACGGAACTATTGTAGATAGATGCACTGGTTTATCAGGTCTTGTTAAATTATTAATGTTAAGAGAAAACGCCGGCAGAATATTGAGACAATATCCTGAATCATATATTGTCACGGGCATGACAGCTAATCCGCCAGTAGAAGATCAGCACAAGTATGGTTTTTACGATGTAGCTGAACGACGAAGAGATACTAGGGATAATAACCCTTGGAAGACCAGACTGTATCAACCATATATTAATGTAGATAAAAAATTTGTTTCTGGAGTATATAAAGATGAAGGTCTAATGGAAAGCCTTTATCCCTATACAAGTTCATGTGTAGGATTTCCAGGAGAAACCGAACATTATACAGAACCTTGCGGTAAATGTTTCTGGTGTAATGAGAAAGAATGGGCATTTAAAAATGATTAATATTATCGTTACAAGTAAACCAGTTGATGGTTTATTACATTATAGTTATGAATATTGTTGTGCACTTAAGGCTGCAGATATTCCAGCTAGGGTTCATATTATTACACGTCGTGATTATGCACCTGAAGACTATATGGCATCCTTAGAAAACAAGTATAAAGATACTATAGAAGATGTTTATATTAATGATTATTATCCATCAGATGATAAAGAAGTAAATATGGTTATGGGTCATAGTATGGTTTCAATACCATATAGAGATTTACACGAATATGATGAAGATCGTTACTTTATGTTACATTCATTATTTCGTAAGAAACCAATTATTTCAGTACATTCAGAAAATGATATAGAAGGGTATTCACTTGCCCTCGAACATTTTAAAATTGATATTACATATTGTTTATGTGACAAAGAAGTATATCCAAATGGCCATGGTGATCATTTTGAAAAAACAATAAACTTTTCTCTTTACAAAACTCCAAAAGATGATATAATGTTTAAGTATCTATTCTTAGGTACAAACAAAGAGTATTATAATGAACTAAGTGATGTTGTACCAAATTATGAAAGCCATGGTATTCTTACAATGCAGGGCGAAGATTATTTAAATCCAGATTGGAATAACGTCAGCGCACCAGTTCAAAATCTTATGGGAATGTTTGAGACTTATGTTTATAATAAGCAAACATTTGATCCAGCTCCAAGAATTATTATGGAGTGTAAATACTTTAATAAAGAAATTATATATAACAGAAGTGCAGATATAATTGATGGTGGTTCTGTCTATATGAATAGAGAACCGCAAGAACCAAATCTTGAAGAAATAGTGAAAGCATATAATGAATTACAACGGGTGGGATAGAGAATATCAAGAAAACCGAGAGATGTACCATTTACTTTTTGACCAAGCAATGGTTAAAGAAGTTGAAGGTAGTACCGAAGGTTTAGAATCAGCAATCTCCTCATATACAGGACGTTCGCATTGTGTAGCTGTGGCTAATGCTACAGATGCTCTTAGATTTTCTTTATGGGGAATAGGACCTGGTGATGAGGTTCTTGTTTCAGATTTCTCATGGATTTCTACATCATCTTGCATTTCTATGGTAGGTGCAACTCCTGTGTTTTGCGATATAAGTTTACATAGTTATCATATATCACTCGATAGCATTAAACGTATGACGACCAATAAAACTAAGGCACTAATCTATACTCATCTTTATGGTAGTATGTCCGAAACAAAAGAGATAGAAGAATGGTGTATCAATAATGGTATTAGATTTATAGAGGACTCTGCTCAGTCTCTTGGCTCATCACTTGACGGACGTAAAGCAGGTACTATAGGCGAATGTTCATCATATAGTTTCAATGGTAATAAAGTTGTTGCTGGTATATCTGGCGGTGGTATGTTTATGACTGATAACAAAGAACATGCCGACTATGTAAAAAGAGTAAGACGCCATGGTAAAGATAAAGATTTTGCTGAACTAGGTTATAACTCAAAGATGTTTATTACCAATGCAGATATTATTCAGTATAGATTAACTCAGATGCCTAAGTGGCAAGAGAAGCGTAATGAGATAGCTGCCATCTATACCAAAGAACTGAAGTATGATGTTATATGCCAGAATATACCAGTCGCA